CAGAGTAGTCTCCCATATTTCCTCTTGCAACATCAACAACTATACAGTATTGATGATCTTTCTCTGCTCTTTCATAAACCTGTATGCTTCCATTGTCAAAAATAGGATTGATAAAAGGTATATTTCTTAACTTTGTTGGAGCTATTAAAGTGTTTGAACTTCCAATAAATTCACACTCAAATTCCTGACGAAACTGTTCCTCACTTGTATTTGCAATTGTCTGCTCTTTCCATTTTTCATCTCGGCCTGGAATGTCCGACCAATGAACCTCAATCGGCACATATTCATTTCTTTTTTGCGTAGCATCAGTATACAATTTGTAAAAATGATTCAACCCCTTTGGAGTCGATACCACAAATATCTTTGTTGATTTACCAGAAGATATTGTCGGATAAACAGATGCAAAGAACTCCTCTGCAATATTATCTCCAATAAATGCAAACTCATCAAGAAAAACTATATTGTAAGAACCACCACGAATTGCACTTGATGAAGTTGCAGCTGCAACAATCTTACTTTGATTTTCAAGAAGAATACTTCCTTTGTTCCATTCAAGTATTCCCTGTTGCAACCACTTTGGAAGATACTCGTATGCAAGACGTATCTTTCCAAGAAGTTCGATTGCAAGTCTTTCTTTGTTTGCGAGAATAGCAACACTTTGAGAGTCATTAAAAAGAATGACCCACAGAAGATATCCTGTAACTGTTACTGATTTACCAGCCTGTCGAGGAAGTTTACAAATAACGAATCGATTGTTGTGAAACTCGTCAACCATCTTTTTCTGGTAATCGTACATATGAAATGGTACGAGTCCTTTGTCAACATTGATAATCTTGACGTATTCTTCTACAAAATACTCTGGATTTTTTGCACATTTGACATATTCCTGCACTTGCTCCCTCGTATATTCGATAGGAACACCAGAATTTTTCAAGTTTTTATTATTTAAGTAATTTTCTGACATTTTTCTATTGACAAACACTTTTTACCATGTTATAAGTATCTTGTTCGTCTTTAAGGAATATATTGTATTAATCACAAAATGATGATTTCTTTCCTCCATCATACCACTTAGCTAATCCTGCTTCCATAATAAGATTCGAATAATTTGCATTTCCTACATACATATCTGCAATAATTCTTCCTCCATATTTTCCCCATTGAGGATTTCCAAAAAAGATGGGCTCCCCTGAGTCTACGATATCAAGCATAAACTGAGTTGCAATTTTTCCTTGCTCTTTTTCATAATCGCACTTTGCACGATATCCTTTTTCTGGTGTATCAATACCACGAATACGAACACTTAATTTTCTAAGTTCAAGAGGGCCCCATTCGACAAGAATACCAACAGTATCTCCGTCAATAACTCTTGTAACTTCCCACTTGAATAATCTTTCTTCTTCAAGAGAAGCATAAACAGTTTGAGTTGATGTCATTGCAAAAGCAACCGAAAAGGCAAAAAGTGCAACAACTAGATTTAGTATTGGTTTCATGTTTCCTCACATTTCTTTTAACATTTTTTGAAGGTCTTTTGTGTTTCCTACAAACATTGCATTTGTAACATTCTGAGGAGTTTGTGGTTTTGATTTGTCCTCACGAATATCTTTAACTTGTTTTTGAAGTGAAATTAAATCTTTGTTTGCATCAATCATAGTTTTCATAAGCTGACTGACGACTTCAAATGCTCTTGGATGCTCACTTACTTGTGCAATATTTATAAGAGACTGAAGAACATTTTCTCCATTGTCAATAATGTTTCTTAAATTACCTCGAGCATACTCATAGTCATCTTGAAGTGTGTTAGACATTTCTTCTGGTGGTGGATTTGACTCATTGATAATTTCGACAAGTGCCTTACTATCAGGAAGATCAAATATTTCTTCAAAATTATTTTCCATATTTGTTTTAGACATTATGGTGTATCACTTCCTGTTTTCGGGTCGTAGGTAAATCCATCTGTAAAGAAGAATAGATTTTGTGCAAATCCAAAGTCACTATTTGCAGAGATTGTATTTCTATGAACTGAAACAGAGCTGTTTGATGTTGGGTCTCCATTTGCAAACTGCCCAGGCACAACAACAATTCTCGAATCTCTTGCAGAACCAACAATATTGTTTGCATGAAAGTCCACTTGTGTTCTCTTGATAAGTCCTGTAGTTGAAACAGGCCCAAAGAAATATCCCTGTATGGTAAAGTCAAGATTCCAGATAAGAGCTCTTCGTGTTAAAAAGTCTCCCTCATACGTATCTTCAATATTAACAGAGTTAAGAACAATTGGAGTATCCATAACAATATTCATACTTGGAACTAATTTTATATTGGTTGTAAACTCTGGTCTGAAATATGGAACAATTTGCTCAAGTATCTGCGTTCCATCATCTGCATTTTTTACAAAGATTGACAATAAAACTTGTATGTCATAAGGAACAGGAACAAATTGTGATCTCAAACGATTGTCGTCTGATGTATCGTATCTTACATTTTTTAGTGTTGAAGAAAGTTTTCTTTGCCCTGCATATGACATTCCTGTGATCTCAAATCCCATTCTTGGAAGCTGTATCATTACCTCTTTTTCAAGATTTGAGTCTTGTGCAAGACGAACAATAAACTTTTCTTTAGGGCCGTATGCAATCGGAACTGCAATTGACTGAACTCGAACTCCTGCGGAATTAAGTCTCTGAACGACAATATCATTGAAAAGATTTCCAAATCCAATAATATATTTACGAACTATTTGATTATAGTATTGAGCTCCAAACATTAGTACCTATCCACTTCACTAAACGGATTAACTTCTGAGAAATCTATAATGCTATCTGCCTGTGCAGTAAAGAACTCATTATTTGCAGCTGCATCAGTTGATTCAAGTCTAAATTCTTGTATAACTGAGTCACCATCTTCGTATAGCATATTATTGCCATCTTCGAGTTGAACTTGATATTGAAGAGCATCTCTTGAGAAGGAAGTTTCAATTGCATCAATCTCTGTATTTCCTGTATCAAGTCTTTCATCACTATATTTAAAGAGTTCACACTTGAGGTCATACGTTTGCAGACGACCTGTCTGATAAAAAAGTGCTTCATGCTCAACGTGTTTAATTTCAAACAATTTACTGTTTAATGGAAAGAAAATAAGATCACCTTCCATTGGCCTCTCACTACTAATCGTGTAATCATCATATCCCTCAAGAATAAGTGAATCTGTGTTTGCAGTTCCACTTGATATATACTGACGACTTGCAACAGTTGTGTTTGCACTTTCTTGAAGAAGGTTATATCCTACTTCTGTTGTAATCTTCTCTGTTTTGATTTGCTCAAATCTTTTCTTTGCAACAGTAAGAGTAAGCTCATCTCTTATTTCAAGATTAAACTTTGAAAGAAAATCTCCCTCTCCTTCAAATCCTTCGACATTCTTGACATACATTTCAAGTTCAGCTGAAGAATCAAAACTAGAGAGAATATCCTCTCCATAGAGATTATCATTTTTGACAATTGTGCGAGGAAGATAACGACACTCAATACCATGTATCTTGATAGATTCAATAACTAAATCTTCTACGAGGTCTTGTTCTCTTGCATAGTTGAAGTTGGGAAAGTACTTATTTGTAGCCACATTATTAACCTGTCATATCTGCAACAGGTAGACTATATCCACTATTCATTTCTTCTTCAAGTTTTTGTAACTCTGCTGATGCATCATCAAAGATTTTTGCACCATTAAAAGTTAAACCGCCAGGCAGCTGAACTCCCTCAAACTTCGTAAGATTTGAACCCCATTGTTGTTTAATTAATTGAGTTGCGTACTTTTGTAGCCAACGATCTTTCCAAACACTTGAATACGTATCTTCATCTATTTGACGATAGCAATCTATAACAATATACTCATCTTCGGCAACTTCATCCCAATCCATATCAATATGAAGTTTGTCAACATGACGATTCCATCTAATGATAGGATTACCAACAAGAACTTCTTGTAGTGTTTCAATATGCCTTATTGCAGTATAATATGGAATAAGAGATGTGTTTGATAAATCAAAAAGATCATTTAAATGTATTTGATATCGAACAGAGAAAAGAGCTGATGAACTGTTTGTGTCGTGAAAGGATAAAACATTAACAACACCGATAATATTATCATTTGTTGAGATATATTTGTTTGTTTTATCTGTTGCAGTTACTTGATGCTGAATCAGGACACGTTCTGTGCCATCATAGTGATAATCTCTATAAAATGCAAGAGCATCATCAATTCTATCTTCCACCTGATCGTCATCAACATTGACATCTACGACAGGCTCTCCGAGTCGTCTAAGACAATAAGTTTTGAAAGATTCTCTTGTAGTTGGAACAGCCATGAATAGACCCTTTGTTGTACACCTCTGTTCTCCTATTTATAAGAAAGAATTATATACAATCCACTATGCTACGAAATCTTCACCTTCTGTCCAACCACACCCTGTAAGTCCTCCTGCTTGAAGTGCTTTGAGAGTACGAATTGTCTCATCTACATTTCTTCCTGTATCAAGAGCATTGACTGTTACGGATTGAATGATATTTTCTGGATCGACAATAAAGGTTGCCCTTAGACAGACACCTTCGTTTGCGTCAACAATTCCAAGATCAGAAGAAAGTTTAAGCCCACAATCTGCAACCAGAGTATGTCGAATATTTTTGATAAGGTCATTATTCTGTTTCCAATTTAATTTACAAAACTCATTGTCTCCACTAAATCCAAAGACATTGACTCCCTCATCAACGAGCCTGTCCATCTCCATTATTTCTGTAGGACAAATAAAAGTAAAATCTTTAGGATAAAAGTAATAGACATTCCAACCATCATTAAGGTCATTGACCTCAACCATTTCATTTTTACCATTCACACCATTACTTGTAAATTCGGGAAATATTTCTCCAACACCTATCATCTTATAGTCTCCAATCAATTAAAATTCATATGTTATGTTTATAGCTTGAGCTTTTGTTCCAATGTTACCACCGACAATAAAGTTGCCGACTTGTTTTTCAAGAGTAACTGCTTGATACTCTTCTGCGTTCCATGACTTTCCATATTCAATGCCAAGTGTAACATCTTTGAGTAAATCAATTGCACCAAGATCAATGTCTAACTTGTATCCAAACTTATAGAAATCTTCGTCTGTGTTATTAATGTTTACAGCATAATTTCCATAAAGTCCATACACACTTAATGTGCCTTCAACTTCATCAACATCTGATAGAACTGTTCCATCATATGCATATCGAGTAAAGATACCTTCAATGTATATATTGTCTGTGATGGCAATACTTCCACCACCATACAAGTCGTATTCATAAGTTGTGTCATCATCATAGTCTACCTGAGAAGCCCAGGCTCCTCCAAAGACTTCAACAACACCAACTCGACCTGATGCTTCTGCACCTCCACTAACTGCGAGGTGTCCTCCATTTTGGTTATACCCACGAAAGATGTAATCGGAAGAAACTCCAATTGAAACATCTAGGTCAGCACCAAAAAAACTTTTTTTCTCCTCTTCTGCAAACGCAGAGAAAGGTAACAAACATAGTAATAACGTAATTAATTTTTTCATTTAAGTCCTCTTATATTATGGATTAGTTTCAGCTGCGTTCCATTGACCATTATCTTCATCCCAAACATAACTATGCGTTGCATTTGCAGCTGGTGCTGGAGATGGTGCAGTCCAAACTAAAGTGTTTGCATGAAGATGCCATGATGCATGAGGTTTTGGCCATGAGATAAAACCATTGCAAGTGTCTGAACTGTTTCCACCAAGATAAACCATTCCTTTACCAGCGTATCTTACTCTAAAATTATTATTATAAGAAGTTTGAACCCATGTTCCGCCAAGAACTTTTTGACAATGTGCTTGTCCAATAGATTCTACTTCAGTTCCACTTGCATCTGCTGTATCTGTATTATTTACTACAATAACTTGTGTAACTGTGTTTGCAACACCGTTTACAGTTTCTAATTTTGCAAAATGTGCCAATGCACTACTCCTTATTTTACATTATGTATTGTTTCTTCAAGAATACACTCTGTTAAAGTATCTCTTACTCCCAAATTTCCTTTTGGGAATGTATTAAATGAAAGACTTATTCTTTCGTGCCCTTCTTTTTCTATCGTTTCAACTCTGTGTGCCAAAGAAGAAGGAAATAAAACAAGCTGTCCTTCCTGTACTTGATACCACCATGAGTCACTATTATATACGTTAAACTCACTTACCTCTGGTTTTATTTGTTTATATTCATTTCTTTCAAAATATATTTTGTCTGTTTCTGCATCAGTTTTAACATAAAACACTCCTGATACTATCGAATTAGGATGCTCATGTTGGTGATGATATTCACCTGTTTTTGTAAAATTTGCCCAAGATTGAGTAATGTAAAGGTCTGTTCCACTACTCATACTCATAATTCTACTTGCATACTCATTCACACATACAGAAAGAAACTCTTTTAACTTTTTTAATCTTTTATCATTTAAAATATAAGTGTATTTAGTTGAGTGATTTCCTACATTTGACTTTTTATTCAAACTTTTAATAAACTTAAATTCTGATTTTGTAAGCTTTCTTTTTAATCTAAAACTACCAACAGGAGTTGGAAATAAATTAAAAACTTCAAGAGTTTCTGAAACTCGTATTCCAGAAGATAAAGTACTTACAACATCAACTTCATTGTTTAAGCTTGTCATTATTTTTCACCATTCCAGCATCCTCTATCATTTTATTAAAATCCAATACTTCTTTGTATTGTTCGTCTTTCCATATAGTATTTATGGTGTCCTCAAAAGCCTTTGCTTTCTCCATAACATCATAAACTTCTTCCATTGTTGGGCAAGGTCTTTCATCTTCCCAACGAGTAAATCTATCGTTTGTAATTTCCCATTTTGCCTTTGGTCGCAAAAGTTCCATTGCAGTATCAATACCATATAATCTATAAATTTTTTGTACACTTTTTAAACTTGTGTCTTTCATAATCTCACCTATCCTACTTTTATAACAACAATTCCAGAACCTCCAGAACCTCCATTAGAACCTACGCCTGGGCTTCCACCTCCACCGCCTCCACCGCCTCCTCCTGTTGAGGCTGTACCTGTGACACCAGCAGTTGCACCATTCGGAGTTCCGTTATTTCCTGCACCACCACCTCCTGCACCACCTGACCCAGCTGCAGCTGGAGTGCCTGGATTATAGTGTCCACCACCACCTCCACCAGCATATGTGACAGACGAACCTGTAATTGTAGAAGCTGTTCCTGCACCACCGTTTCCACCTACGTTACTTGCTCCAATATTAGAACCAGCGGCATTTGCACCACCACCGCCACCTCCACCAAAATAATCAGCAGCGTAATTTCCTAAACCACCATTATTACCTTGACTTGGAGAAGTACTTGGTGTATTTCCATTTCCTACTGTTAAAGGAGAACCACCTCCTGCACCACCACCAGAACCACCATTACGACCTGATTGGCCTGGATTCGGATATCCTCGACCTCCACCTCCACCACCTGTAGAGGTTATCGAAACAGGACTTCCTATAGAAGAATCTCCACCATCACCACCTGTTGTTGTCGTTCCACTTGGGTCGCCGGGAGAAGTATACCCAACACCATTTATTCCCCCTGCACCGACAGTAATTGTTAAATCATCTCCAGCAGTTACGGACTGACCTGTACCAACACGAAATCCTCCTGCACCGCCACCACCAGCAAAGGCTCCACCACCTCCACCACCGCCAGCAACAACAAGATAATCAATTGAAGAAACTCCTGCTGGAACTGTATAAGTACCACTTCCTGCAAATGATGTAACTGAACCAACACTTGCTACTGTGTATTTTATAATAATGACTCCAGAACCGCCACTATTTCCTAATGCGCCAG